CTTTATCTCCTCTCATGTTTGTGTGTCGTTCACACTTCTGTTTAATATTTTACACTATTATTCCGTAATTTCTAACCTAGTTATCTGAAATTTTATTATAAATTTCGTGCAATACTATTTGTTTTTGTTCAATTTGAATTCATCCTTTTATGGCTTAGCTATATATCTCTTATAGGCTGAATTTCCCTATTTGAACATATATAACCCCATTCTAGGCTGATTTTGAGTCAGCATTAATACATAATACTTGCATGTGTTTATTTTAATTTAGTGCGATACTATATTTTTATATACTCGCACACTTTCTTCAATTTTATCGTTTGAAGAATTATTCTTTACAAATCGATAAACCCCCTTTCTTATATGTATGTAAATCTAATTTATTAGATCGTAATTTCTACTATAATGCACCACAGATGCCTCTTATAGCTATATATTTAAAAAACAAAAAAAAAAATCATAAAAATCAAATAAAATATAAAAATCTAGTTTACATTATATACAATCAAGTATTATATATTTACACATTTAAATGAGAAAGCAAATGTAAATCTCTATATATATTTATTAAATTGACTAACTTAAAACCTAGAATCTTATGATTCGAATTCCTCTCAGACATAATGTTTTTGTCTCACGAATGGTTAATTAGTATGTAAAGACTCATTATCTTTATGCTAATTTAATAATTATGTATATATTTGCATTTTATCACACTTTGTAAGAGCCACAAGTGTCGTTGCCTAAACGTTAATTAGGATATCCTTAGCACGGGAGAAATAAAACTGCCCCTTAAAGCAAAATGAGTACACCAAAAACTAATAACGCTTTAACCATTTTTATCGACAATGAGTCGATTGTTACTGAGACTAATGAATTGTCTCAAGAAATTAATGATGATGTTTCTTGCACATCTTGTGCTTCGTCTGATGTCTATGGACTGTTTTCTGTTGAAGAACATACAGAATATGGATATTTTGATGAAATATTAAATGAATGCGTATGTGGTCATGATGTTTGTGACATTCATCCACCAAATCGATCCTCGGGATTGTATGATCCTATAGATTATAATGAACATGCTGAATATTGTCCTATGTTTGAAGATAAAATGATTGTTTCTCCTCTTTTAGAAGTGGAAAATTATGAAAATAATTGTGTCCTAGAAGATGAAGACGCATCCTATCTTGATAGACTTTATGAAAATACACAAGATATAGATTTATTGGAAAGAAAATACCTTGAATTCTTTAATAAGAATACATCAGTTCAATCTGGTGAGCAATTTAATTTAATGTTCTCTATGGCTTTAAACAAATTTAATGGAGAAGATCATAAGAAATATGTTATCAAATTGTTAGAAGATATTATTTACTTTTTGGGACTTGCTTTAGAAAAAGTTGAGGGCAAACAAAGAGTTGATGTTATCATTCGAGCAGTTTGTGTTTTCTTAAAATTGCGATTTAATGAAAGCATGTATGAGATGGTTAAAAGTAGAGCTATCCCTTATATCAATAAAATATTTTCTACTAATGATGTACAATCTGGATCATTTTTTGGTTCAGCGAGAGAAATGCTTAATAGCTACAAGAATATCAATGAGAGTCCTATTATTGTGAAAATGTATAGATGTTGTATGTATATGATGAGTTTCTCGTTATTTGATAAAATTGGTATCTCTCTTGATAACATTGGTTATTCTAAATTAGAACAAGCTGCATTGAGAAAGAAATACTATAAAAGAAGTGATTTCATATATTCACTGTTTGATACTACTTTATTTATAGTAGAACGTGGATATCAAGTGTATGTTACACGAGACATTAATACTATTTTCCATTCAGGAGGTCAGTATTCTGATGTATTTGATGCATGTAGATTACTTAAACGTCAAAAAGATTTGTTGATTAATCCTGAAGAACATGGTTTCACTGAAAGTGAATTTAGATCTAATCTTGATAATAATATTGAAAAGTTGGAAAGTATCAGTAAGCATTCATTTAGATTGGACAAATGTGATGTTCAAATGATTAAAGCGATGTTGAATGAAATGTTGATGATGAGAGATGATGTTAATACTAAAGCTGCCGCAAGGCGTAATAGGAAAGCACCATTTGGTATACTGATAAGTGGAGATTCCGGTATTGGTAAAACAACCATTACTAGTATTTTAACTATTGTGTTTTCAAAACATCAAGGATTACCACAAGGTAGTGAATTTTGTTATACTAGAAATCCAGTTGCAAAATACTGGGACGGATTCACTACTTCTTGTCATACTGTCATTCTTGATGATATTGCCAATGAAGCCCCAGAAGTTGGTGATCCGAAATCAGTTAATGAGATAATACAAATTATGAACAATCAAGCTTTTTGTCCTGATCAAGCTTCTTTAGAGAGCAAAGGTACAACACCATTTAAAGCTAAATTAGTTGTAGCAACGACTAATGTTGAAGATCTAAATGCATATTATTATTTTTCATGTCCATCAGCTGTACAACGTAGATTTCCCTACATTATTACACCAACTGTTAGAGAAGAATATAAAGATTCTCGAGGAATGTTGAATTCTTCTAATGTTGATTGTATGGATATTTATCCTGACTTATGGACTTTTGACATTAAAATAGTAAGACCTGTTCCCTTAAAAGAGGGTAAACGTAAAGCTGTGATTGAGATTTTACATTCAAATTTAAATCTTAGAGAAATGTTATTATGGTACACTAAAGCAATTGACGAATTTAATAGCGATCAAGATAAAGTTTCCGATTGTATTCGTAAGATGAGAGAAATAAATTTATGTATGTGCTGTTCTATACCTGATACTTTGTGTCCTAACTTTGTACCACAAAGTGGTGAAATAGTACTTCTGTCTTGTGTGACTTTAATTATTTTGTACATTATAAATTACGTAAAGAGATATAAAATTATTGAATATTTGATTTTTTCATATAAATATTATGTTCTTTATAGAAATTCTAAATCCAAATTGGAGGAATTGGAATTCAATGTACGACAAAGAATAGGAAGCAAACAAGATTGGGTCAATATGGGAAAGAAAATGAGTAACAAACTCAAATATCCTGTTTTTCTTGGAAGTATATCCGCTTTATTGGCTACATCTTTATCTTTGTATCAATTATACACAATGGTAAAACCACAAGGTGGTATATCAGAAGATTTCGGAACAAAACCTGAAGTCGAAGAAGATGGTAGAGAGAATGTTTGGTATAATAATGCTATGGAATTGAGCACTGCTAATTTTACCAGAGAGAGTTCATCTTCTAAAAGCATGGAATTTACACAATTCTTAGCTAAGATAGCAAAAAATGTTGCTTATATTCGTTTACCAAATCCAAAAAAACCTGGATACTACATTGATGGTAGAATGGTTTGTTTAGGAGGACATATTTGGATTACAAACAATCACAATATACCTAAAGCTGAATCTAATACTTTGAAAATTACTTTAGACAATAAAATAGGTATGAGTTCAAATTTTACTTGTATCTTGTCTGAAGATGATATTCATCGTATACCTAACAATGATTTAGTTTTTATAACATTAAGAAGTTTACCACCAATGAAGAAAATAGTTCAATATTTCCAGAGCGGTCAAAGTGATGGAATTTTCAATGGAGCTTATGTAATTCGAGGATCTGATGGATCTGTACAGACTAAGAGTCTTAAAAAAGTAAAGTTACTAAAAAAACAACAATATACGTTTCCTGAAAAAGAAATAGAATTTAACCACACAATGTGGGGTGCTCACAGTGAAATTTCTACTGTTGCTGGAGATTGTGGCTCACCATTAGTTATCAATAGTAGTTATGGCTACAGTATTGTTGGATTACATTTCTTAGCAAACGATATGAATATGGTTTACGCCATTGATATAGATGGAGATTTTATAAGATCTGTCTATAATGGTATGGAACCATTTAATATTGAACGTGGAGATTTTTCTCTTGTATCTGCACCCTCATCAAAACGTGTTGTGGGAGATCTACATAAGAAATCGATTTTTAGATATTCGAAAGATGGAAGTGCTGAAGTGTTTGGTTCTTTTACCGATTTTCGAGGTAAAACCAAATCTAAAGTTATTGATACACCAATGTCTAAATATTTATGTGATGAAAAATACAATAAACTGTATACGGCACCTCAAATGACCTCTTGGGTTCCATGGAGGATAGCGGCTTTAGATCTAGTTAAACCTATAAACAAATTGAACACTAAAATGTTAAATCGTTGTATTGAAAGTTATATTCAAGATGTAATGTCGGAAATAAATGTCAAAGATATTGGGAATATGTTGATGCCATTAGATAATTTCACCGCTATAAATGGTGCTCCCGTTGCTTATATTGATAAGATTAATCGTACTACAAGTGCTGGAAATCCTTGGAAAAAATGTAAAAAATACTTTTTAACCCCAGATGATCCTGCTCATGGTATGCCAGATCCTGTTAAGGTTGATCCTGAAATAATGGATAGAGTTGATATTATTATAGAAACCTATTTACAACGGAAACAAGTACATCCAAACTTTTGTGCTCATTTGAAAGATGAACCTGTG